TCTGTAGGTGCCCAGGATGTATTCATCACTGGTGATCCCGAGGTTAGCTTTTTTAGACAAAACTATAAGCGCCATACCAACTTCGCAATGAAGCCCGAGCGCATGGATTACATCGGTACCTTCGGTGCCAACAATGAGATTACCATCCCCATCCGTTCAAAGGGTGACCTCATGAGTTACATCTGGATCGAGGATACTAACATCGCCAATATCCAAACCAACTCTAACGGTCTGTTCTCCGCGAATGCGTCGGGTCCTACTGAATTCAGTCTGTGGATCGGTGGTCAGAAGGTGTCTCAACTCGACTCCCTTTTCATCCAAGGTGTACACAACCCCCTTCTCCGTGATTCTGCGGCGAAGGCTTCGTGTGCCATCACAACCAATAACAAGAAGGCGAACCACGGTGGTGATCACTACATGATTCCATTCTTCTTCGGTGAAGACTGGACCAAGTGTCTTCCATTAGTGGCGCTTCAATATCATGACGTCGAGATTCGCATCAAGTGCCGTGACGGTTACACACCAGCGGGTAGCCCCCAAGTTTGGGGTAACTACATTTACCTGGATACCGATGAGCGTTCCTTTTTCGTCGATAACGAACATGAGATTCTGATCACCCAGACTCAACATCAGTTAGCTAACAGCGGTGATACTGAGTTCGATCTCAGCTATTTCAACCACCCAGTCAAGTCCCTTCACCTCGTATCCGGTAAGGCGGCTGGAAATGACTGGGACAGTGAATATACATTCGGTAAGTCCTCCCTCTACATTAACGGTGTAGCCCTGTTCGAGGAAACTTCCGCATTGTATCACCACACAGTTGTACCGGAGATGCACAGTACAGATCTCCCAGATGATATTCTCGAGGATCTTCCCACTTTCACTTGGCCTTTCTGTGTAAACCTAAGCAAGACACAGCCCACAGGCACACTAAACTTTTCCCGAATTGATAACGCTAAGCTCACTGTAACCTCACCCACTGGTGGTAATGGTCTTCACCGCGTGTACGCCGTAAACTATAACATCCTCCGTATCCAGAAGGGTATGGCTGGTGTCGCGTTTGGCAACTAAGTTAAAAGGTACGAATAAAAATTTATGTAAAATGGTTAAATCTTCCTCACGAACCCGTAAGGCGTCCAAGTTCACGATCGATCTTGGACCCGAGATCGATAGGGTCGTCAAGAAGAAAAATCTAAAAATCAAAAAGCAGCGGGTCATAATTAAGGCCCTTGAACAGGAACGCGATGAACTCAGGAATAGATCAAGTGATTTGAAGATGAAGAAGCAAAAATTGTATGTCTCCAGTCTTCAAGCCATGGTAGATGACCTCACCAAAAAATTGGAAGCGTCTGAAAAACGGGTGCCCACAAATGAACAACAAAGAGCTATGAATCTGGGATCTAAAACAATCAGCATCAATGATAAGACTATTGAAGAAGCTCGTAAACGTATACTCAAGGGAAAACCCATTTCAAATATGCAGTCACGTACGAAGACACTTATTCATAGGGCGGGTAAATGGGATGAATTCCGTGAATTGGAATCACGAGTCAGGCTTGGACCCACTCAATTCGCACAACTACGTGCAAAAAGATTACTTGGTGTTTAATAGTCTCTCGAGTCGTTCCTTTTCTCTTCTCATAAAAATTGTGAGTTCCATGACTTCTCCCGTGAGTTTGACTTTCCCAGCTTGGCGCATCCACATTACATGTTCAACCTTAGTGACATCAACACACGACATCTTGGTAGCGGGTGCTTGGCTATGATGTACCGCTAGGACCATCGCATCTCTTTTAGTTTCTTTTGGAAGTTGCATTCCTTCATGACATACAATGACATGTGCCCCCGAACACCCAGCTACGTGCATCCACCAATACCGTGGACTACTCGAGAGTGTAAGTTCGTCGTTTTCTTTTGCATTCTGACCAACACGTATAACAGTACCATCGAGTGAAGTGTACTCAAGCATGAATATACATAATATTTTTTCCTTATATTCTATTAATGCACGTCGTATTACAACCTAGTCCTTCTATTACACATAAATATAGAGTTATTCTACCGAGTAAGAGAGCCATAGATTTCGGTGAAAGTGGAGTTCAACATTATATAGACCACGGTAACCCACGGCTCATGCGAGCACATCTTCTTAGGAAAGGTGCTATCATTCCTAAGAAGCTGCGAATAGAGAGGGATCCGTATGAGATACAAAACGAGATGTTGAAAATCAAAGAAAGTTCGGAAGAAGATTGGGAAGATTTCTTCCGGGCGGAATACTGGGAAAGGTGGATACTGTGGACTTACCCAAGTGTCACAAAAGCTAAAATAAATATGACCATGCGTCAGGGTATACTTTTTATGCCGGTGTCAGAAGATCTATGGTTTTCTAATTGCCGGTAGACCCGAAACCATCCTCACCCCTGAGTGTCTCTTCAAGTAGACCAATTTCCTTAATCATAGGTGTATCACACCTTTCTAAAATAAGTTGAGCGATACGATCACCCTTCTTGATTTCAAAGTCTTCCGTACCATGATTGAATAGGACGACCTTGACTTCACCGGTATAATCAGGATCAATAACACCCGCACCGACGTTGATGCAGTGCTTCACGGCTAGACCAGAACGGGGAGCTACACGCCCATATAGACCATCAGGAATAGACAGCGCAATACCAGTACCGACTAAAGCTCGCCCCGCCTGACACGGTACAGTCGCAGCTTCGGAGCTATATAAATCATATCCCACAGCACCATCAGACCCACGAGTAGGCAGACAAGCATCGTAACAGAGCTTTTTTACGCCGAGAGGCATCTACTTATATCACGCGTCACATCCTTAAGTCTATTTGGTATACTTCTTCTTTTCGTCATCCGTCAGCTCTCGCCACATCTCACCTAACTTTGATCCAATTTCTGTGAATGAAAGATCGGGAAATTCCTTCACAATCTTGGGTCGTGTCTTCTTCACAAAGTTCATGTATGCGTTTGGTTTGCGCTTAGGTTTAGCTTTGTCTGTCATTATACCTATACTACATATTATTTCTTAAAGCTGGGTTACGCTTGGTGTATGTGAGTGCACAAATCCCACAACTAAATATGTTTATGAAATACTGACACCCAAGAACATGGATTTTTACCAAGATGTTTTCATCAGCATAATAATTCGTCATAAACATCGTGAAAATAGTTTCATAAAACACTCGTATAACGAGATTAGACACATGATACATGAGATTTATGTGTGAATGTATAGAATTTGTCCTAGGAATAATCCGTCGAAGCGTTAACAGTGTTGTATCAATTTCAACCAGTCCAGCCAAACTTATGAGTGGGGAATCTTCGGGGTACATGAGAGGTCTAAGAAGAGCTAGAAGACACACTAAATGATGAAGTATGATTAAATTTCTAAGAGTGTGTATAACTTTCGGCTGAAGAATTATCCACGTGAGATCATACGACATGTATGTAGTGAGAGCATGTGTTAAAAACATGGGATACAGTGTATATCCGAACAAGACATCGGCCATACATAATGCAGAAAATGGTGCGAGAAAGAGTAACGATGCGACATCATGAATAAGAATTGATTGGTCCTTATTCATTATGTAATTGTACACTATTCTTTTTATCATGATTGCACTCAAAGGGTTTCGAACCCTTGACCTCAAGCTTACTAAGCTTGCGCTCTACCACTGAGCTATGAGTGCGATATGCTGAGAGCGGGGTTCGAACCCGCGCGTGCATAGCACAGGCGATCTTAAGTCGCCCTCCTTAGACCACTCGGACATCTCAGCATAATGGAGCCTCCCACGCTATTCTATTAAGATGTCAAATCTTTAAGCATTTGGGTGGTGGTTCATATGTTAGTTTATCCTTGAGTTCTTTACGCTGTTCTTCCCTTTTCGTTTCGATCCCTATACAGTTGTGGACTTCCAAACGAAAACACTTCATACAAAATTCACCTCCACAATACTTACAATTCATAGGAACACCACATTTCTTTCGGCAACGTTGACAAGGCATTTACTAAATTTAACTGAGATAAAGATTTTAACCCCATTTAAT